TAGAGTCTGACACTCTATCGTAACTTGTATTATTATTAAGCATGATTTGAACTACTTCGTTCACTATAGTCATGCTGAATGACTATCGAACTTACTACTCGATCATCTAAAAATGTAATATTTAAAGTGCAAATGTCACCTTTAAAATCCACTTATGAATAACCTTTCATAATTATTCTCAGCCCCTTACGCGGGCTTTTGGCAGCCATGCCGCTGCCATTTTCGTCTTTATTATTATTTTTGTTGGAATATATTCGGCTTTATCGAGATCATTACCATGTAACTGATCTTTCCGTCTATTCCATTCTATTCATCTAACGTTGATGTATAGTTTTTCGATTTTATTCGACCGATGTAACTCGGCGAACCTTCATGCACCTACTTACAATTAGCACATTGTTGCAAACTGTCAAGAGACACAGTCACTGCCGCACACTAATTCGTAAGCAAGCCCCTCTGAAGGCCCTCGAGCTCACTGTGCATAACCACAGCCATCATTAAGTCACGTAATTTTACGGATGACACCATTTTATTTCGCGTTTCCATCAAGATTCGCCTGCCCTGGTACGCAGTCCCTTTATAATGGTCCCTACCGATTCATTTTACAGTTTAAAAGACAAAGACTTTGATTACATTAATTATTAAATGATATAGGAAAATTCCTTTCATGAAAACACCGACTTGTTCACACTTATTATGATATTTAATACTAAAGAGGAGAACAAGGGAATACACCAGGAAACAAGTCTTGACCAACTTGGTCAACGCATCTATGCTCAAATAGAATTCTTAACCCAGGGAGTAAACACCATTGATTACACACCACAAAGCTTCAATCAATTTGCCCAACTTACGGGCATTTATGGTCATTTACGCAAAAATCTAACCGATGACGCAATGTCTATAATCGAAGGTTTAGTCTCCCTCTACGGAGCCCTTTCTAGTGTCACTGACGCTACAGGCTTCATTAGCGTACTTACCCTTTACGTTAAAACTCACAACCAAACGTCATTACTCGGACAGATTCAGAAGATTGCTACAAATCTCTTTTCTGATATGACACCTCAATCTACCGAGCGCCCTAAATGGTTGAACGACATGTCCAGTGCTCTCACAAACTGGAAATTACTTGTCAATTCACCGTCTTTTGCAAAGATCTCTCGTGTAGTATCTCTTCTTGTTACACTTGGAATTACCGATCGCGTTTCCGTATCACTTGGTAACTTTGAGATATTTGCTGTTGAGGCCTTAAACAAACAGGCCAATGCAGTTGATCTTATTGATGCAGTCGTAGAGACTATATCATTTTTTGCTGAAGGCGCCTACCAGTGCTTTCTAAGTGGATCAATCAAACCACTCCTTTTCTCATCTAACCAAATCGTAGAACTTGAAGAAAAATATATTCAATTACAAAGTGAATGGGAGTTCGTTCGCAATGGAAATCTACAAAAATTTTCTGGCAAAGACGAATCAGAATTTGATAAGGATTTGAGTGATACCATTGATACGTTGAATACCTTGTACAAAACTATGCCAAATGGCACAGAGAAGAAGATTGTTCAACAAAAATGGGAAGCTTTATCCAAAATTAGAGCAGATTTTGTTTCGTCACGCGTTCGTGGTGGTTTGCGGAAATCACCATTATGTGTTAAAATTTATGGGAATTCTGGAGTCGGTAAATCTACTTTTGCTGACTTAACTTTGGCCGCAGCACTTAAGGCCATTAATGCACCGTCGTCACCCGATCACATCGTAACTCTTGATGAGAAAGACAAATACATGTCCTCTTACCGTTCTTATGTAACTGGTATCAAGCTTGACGATTATGGAAACTCCAAAGCTGACTTTTGGGAAACCGCCCCATCTGATTGGATAATTACTATTTGTAATAATATTCGTCAAGCTGCCATTATGGCAGATATCGCGAATAAAGGAAAAGTTTCCATTGAACCGCGATGCTTAACTATTACAACAAATGTAAAAGAGTTACATGCTGGTGTTACCTCCAACAATCCCATGTCCATTCTTCGTCGCGCACATCTCCACGTCACGCTTAAAGTACGTCCAGAATTTTTAACAGACAATATGCTTGATTCACAGAAAGTTTTGGATGCTTTTGGCTCTCTTGATACTATCAACGATATTTGGCTTATCGATATTGAAAAGCCCATCGGAGATGGCGAAGGAAAGCAAAATTTTAGTTCTTGGCAAGTACTTCATAAGGATTTGAATATCCATGAATACCTTAATATCGTTATTTCTAAGGCTATTTCACACGATAAACAACAGACTAGTATTGTGGATTCCTTCAAGGATCCTGCTAGTCTTATCGAAATTTGCCCGACATGCAATCGTATGTCAAATACGTGCAATTGTGAAATGGAGCCTCATTTTGGAGAACGTATTGCAACTACGATCAAAGATAAAGTAGCTTCTACTTCTATCGTCGTCCAGAAACTCCAATTGATAGCAGAAACACGTATTGAGGATTATGCAGTAGACGCTTTATTAACTGGATATGCTTCACTCGCTGAATCACCTTATTCATATTGGACAAGCTGGATTCCGGAAAAGGCCATGGACAATGATTACGTTAAAGCCGGCATTTTGTATGCTGGTCAGGACTGGATTGGACAAGCTCTTAGAACATATGCACTCAATTATGCATTATGTACTATTTTTATTGCTGCTGTATTGTCCCGTTTATCATATTCTTTATCCTTTTTTACCTGTGGAATATGCGTATTGTATTTCTTTATATGCTACGCAGGTGTTGTAGAGGCTAAGAAACATGCTTATTTGCAAGAAATCCATAAACGTCGTGGAGTTCTTCCTGAACTTTTTAAGTCTGTAAGAGATAAACATGTACAATATGCATGCGGTCTTTTCGCTTCTTTATCCGTTATTTATGCAGTCGTTAAGATTGTTAAGGCATTGCGAGTTTCCTTGTCTATGCAAGGCTCATTACAGCCTAGATGTATTTCTGATATTCAACAACGGGATGAAGAAACCAATCCATGGGCGCCAACTACACAAGTACCAACAACTGCGTCGAAATATTTTGCTACCAACGATATGGCTCGTGAACGTATTGCTAAATCACTTGGACAGATCGTCATAGGAAATCAATTTTCGGGTGCTATTGCTGTAACCACTGGTGTGTTAGGTATACCGTTTCATTTTTTGCCTTCTGAAACTACTAATGCTTCATTTAATTTAAATGGACGTATTATTAAATTTATACTTAATCCAGAATTGGCGGTTCGTATTGGAAATGCTGATATGGCTCTTATTTTTGTCCCTAACACAGGACCTTTACGTGATATTGTTCCTTTCTTTAATACTACCAACATCACAAATCCCACACAGGCAACAGTTGTAGGATTACGTCAAGATCGTACTATGTTCGATTCCCGCATCATGTGGCAACTTACTCCTGGCGTTTCCAATGGTCCTTATGTATTTAATGGGGCTTATTACAATTTAACTGGTATGGAAACTTTTCCGGGGATGTGTATGTCCGCCATTATTTCTGAAACTAGTAGAAAGACAATTTTAGGATTTCACATTGGTGGAGTAACAGGTACTTCAAAAGGATGTGGGCTTTCCATCCTACAGACTGACTTGACATTTGCTTTGGAAGCTTTATTCGCTAAAAGTAAGACTTTTGTACGCGGGCCACAAGCCTCTGAACTTGAAGATGTTGTGGCTGGTAAGAAAATTGTCATTTCCACTGAGGTTCATAAGAAATGTCCAACTAACTGGCTTGAACCTGATGCTGCTGTTGAGGTTTATGGTTCCGTTACTCGGTCCAATGCATTTGATTCGTCCGTTATTCCTACACCTATATCTCCCATTGTAGAGGAAGTGTGTGGTGTTCCCAACATATATGGTCCTCCTAAGTTTAAACAACCTATTGTACGTGAAGATGGACGTATAGACAATCAATTGTGGAAACCATGGTATGCATCATTACACACCTGCTCCCAACCCTCTATTGGCTTCGATCCAGTAGATGTGGATTGGGCTATGGACGATTATCTTTGTGAACTTAAAGAAGTATTTGATGAACAAAAAGAGTTGTGGGTAAAGGATTTACGCCCACTCTCCAATGTTGAAATTGTATCTGGAGTTGATGGCAAGAGATTTATTGATAGTATGAATTCTAGCACATCTATGGGTTATCCTATCGGAGGTCCTAAGACTAATTACCTTATTGATCTAGACCCTACGCCGTCCAATGCGTGTCCT